GGATTCCTCGATGCTTCGCGTGAAGGAAGGGGATTTTGTCATGGGTTTCTATCTTGATGGTGACTCGGCGCAACATCCAGTCATCATGGGCATTCTTCCAGGTATTCCAGATTCTTTGGCTCCTGCGACGCAAGGATTTGCGGATCCTCGCACCACTGATGAGCTTTCGAAGGCCCCACGTCCACCCAAGTCACTCACCATTCCCACCGTTGGAGAAGGGGTCAAGGTCACCGAATTTTCTGGCGCGCAACGCTATCCCAATTTCCTCAATGAACCCACGACCTCACGTCTGGCTCGCAATGAATCGATCGCCGAGACCATCGTCGACGACAAGACCAAGAATCTCACCAAGAATATACCTATCGCGGGTGGCGGCACGTTCAATGAGCCTCCTACACCCTATCGTGCCCTGTTTCCCTATAATCAGGTCATTGAAACGGAATCGGGGCATGTCATTGAGTATGATGACTCACCAGGCGGAGAACGCATTCACTTCTATCATCGGTCGGGTACCTTTGTCGAAATTCATCCCACGGGCACGATGGTCACCAAGGTCTCAACCGATGCCTATGAAGTCGTCTTGTCGGACAAGTATCTCTATGTGTCGGGTGATTGCAACATCACTGCCAATGGCAATATGAACTTCAAGGCCACACAGAATATGACGCTCGAAGCCAAGAACATCACTCTGCAGGCTCTTGGGGGATTCATCAAGGAAGAAGCCCTCACGAACATCACTCTTCAAGCGCACACGGGACAGGGTCTCTTTCAGACCGACGCGGGGTCGCTGACACTCTATGCCGGTGGAACGGCCACGATTCAGGGTGCCTCAGAACAATTCCATCCTGGCATCGGTCCTCCCATTCCGATTCGCACGACCAATGATACCGCCACGCCGTTGTCGATTCAAGAACAACTGACGACTGACTCAGAACAGAAATTGATTGCGCTCGAAGGTGCCGAAGCTCCCATCGATGGAGGAGCCAATCCGGTGAATGCCGCCTCACTCGAGGCCCCAGATGCGCCACCATCGGTTGCGTCGCTCCCCATGAGTGCAAGCAGCAAGCCCTCAGAATCAATCTCTACACCTGCCCCAGAGAAGAGAACTCCACCCACGACCTGTCCTGGAGTCGCGGTGCCACCGATTGATTATGATCTTCAACTTTCGACACGATTTAAGTTAAAACATCTCACCAGAGATGCGATGTACAAGCACTTTATTCCTGATGCGGGACAAGGTGAGCTCACGGCGGGAGACCTGGTCTGTAATCTAAAGGCCCTCTGCACCGAGATTCTTGAACCCCTCGCCAATCAGTATCCTGGCTTTCGCATTAACTCGGCGTTTCGCGTTCAATCTGGAACCTCGCAACATAGTAAAGGTGAGGCGGCTGATCTACAATGGCCAGGCTATACCACCGCACAACTCCATCAGATTGCGCTCTGGATGAAAGATAATCTTCCGTTTGATCAACTCATTTTTGAATATGGCACGTCTGCCTGGATTCATGTCAGCTTCAAGCGCAGTGGCAATCGTTCGGTGGCGGCAGGGAATAAAGTCTGTTCCTTCCGATCTGAGGGGTGGCCGAATGCCATCAGAAAAGGTGGCACCTATGCGGGGGGCCTTATTCTCTTGGCCGACCGATCACACCAAACGACTGGTGGTGGAGGGATTACCTTTGTCTAGAGGAACTAAATAATGCCAGGAGTCTGCCGATTGCTCGATACCTGCACAGGTCATGATGGATTTCCCTCGCGGAATCCTCTCGTGGGATCGACCACGACCTTTATCAATGGCTCTCCAGCCGTCAGAGTCTCTGATGCCTGGGACGCGCATAGTGATGGCCTAACGACTCATGGCGGTCAAGTGCTTACGGGTTCGTCATTCACCTTTGTCAATGGATCTTCCCTCTGTCGAGAGGGAGATGCCTTAGATTGCGGGTCTCAGATTCTGACCGGCTCCACCACGACCTTCGCAGGATAACGTATGGCCTTTGGACTCTCAACAGCAGATTTACCGACAGGATCGACGATCCTGAACAGTATGAGAAGTGTGGTGCCCGCGGCGCCTCCAATTCTGGCTGCAGGACAGGCCAGCCTGATTACCACCTTATCGGATACCGCTCGATCCGCGCTCTTTCAGAATCCGGTGTCTGACGCGATCTCCTCACTGTCGGGATCCGTCACCGGACTTCAAGCAAAGGTCACCTCCATTGCGGCCGATGTGACAGACCCCCGACAAGCGGATGCGGTGACGATGCTGGCCGGGACGACTTTCTCGGATCTCACGACCGGCCTCACTAACTTTTCCACCCATACGGGTAGGCTGTCGGGAACGCTCCAAGGACTTGGCGTGAATGTGCCAGGACTGGACAGTGTGCTAAGCGTCTCCAAGCAAATGTCCACCTATTCAAATCTCCTCTCGGGAGCGGGAGATTGTCTGCAGATGGCAGGAGCGATGACGGGTCTGTTCTCGACAGAAGCTCTGGGTGGGCACACCGATACGATCAATAATGCCCTGTCGAAGCTCAATAACGGGATCAATACCTTCGCGGAACTCACTGCGCAGGTCTCGGGCATCAAGAATCAGATTGCCACGATTATTGCGAAGGACACGCAATTCCTGACGAATTCGATTTCTCAATTGAAGACGATCGTCACCTCGTCCATTCTGGCGGCCGCCGCCTCTGACCCCTGTGGGCGATTTATTTTGACGCAGGTCGGCTCGGCAGGACTCCTCTCAAAAATTCCTGGACTGTAGGGTATAAATAGGTCTATGGCACGCTACACCGATCTGGATCTGAATTTTACAAGGCATCCGGTCAAGAATGACCTGGTGCCGCGCACCGATGAGAATGCCGTGGTGTATGCGGTCAGGAATCTGATCCTGACCAACCACTATGAACGACCCTTTCATCCTGAAATTGGATCGAACATTCGCAAGATGCTCTTTGAGCCGCTTAGTGAATTTACCGCCAAGAGCATTGCACGGCTGATTGAAGAAACGATTCGAAACTTTGAACCTCGCGCACAGGTGCAACGGATTGATGTGCTTCCCGCCTTTGACCAGAATGCCTATACGGTGCGGTTCGAATTCTTCTTGGTGTCCAATCCGAAACCGATGACCGTGGATTTTCTTCTCGAAAGGGTGCGATAAATGGCTAATAAACTTGTGGTCTCAGAACTGGATTTTGAATCGATCAAGACCAATCTCAAGACGTACCTGCAGGGGCAGACGACGTTTCAGGATTATGACTTTGAGGGATCAGGGATGGCGGTGCTCATTGACCTCCTGGCCTATAATACCCACTATGCGGGGTATTATAGCAACATGGTCGCCAATGAAATGTTTTTGGACACCGCACTGGTGCGTAACTCGATTCTGTCTCATGCCAAGACCCTGAATTATACACCCGTATCTCGACGAGGTGCGATGGCCAATGTCTCTGTGGTGATTACGCCTCCTGGAGGCAACACGCAGACCTCTCTGACAATGGATCGCTTTCAGACCTTTCTCTCAGGACCCGTCGATGGCGTGAACTATTTGTTTATTACGACTGAAAGCACGACCGTCACCAAGGAGGCCAATACCTTTTCGTTTAAGAATCTACATCTGACGCAGGGCATTCCCCAACTCATGACGTTGACCTATAATCAGGCGGTCAATACGGCCAATACCTTTATCTTGCCGAATGATGACATTGATACCTCATCGCTCTTAGTCATCGTACAAGAATCGTCAGCGAATACCACCTCAACGACCTTTACCTCGACGTCAGATATTACCACGCTGACGGCCAATACGACCTCGTACTTCCTGACCTGTGGAACGGATTCCAAGTATGCCGTCACCTTTGGCGATGGCGTGATTGGCAAGAAACTCGCCAATGGAAACATTGTCTTGGTCTCCTATCTGACCACCGATGGGGCGCCCGCCAATCTCGCCAACACCTTTACGACTGATTCGATTGGGGGATTTACGACCATCACGACCACGTCTCAGGTGGCCGCGGCGGGTGGAGCCGAACGGGAAAATCTGGATGCCATCAAGTTTCATGCGCCCCTGGCCTATACGTCTCAGAATCGTGCCGTGACGCTCTCAGATTATGAGACCTTGATTCCCACGCTTTATCCGAACATTGAGTCTGTCAAAGTCTGGGGTGGAGAAGATAATGATCCTCCGATTTATGGCAAAGTCTTTATCGCCTTTCAACTCAAGACCGGCTTTGTGATTAACGAAGTCGAGAAAACACGCATTCTGAATGATCTGATTGGGCCCAAAGCCTTGGTGACCGTGAAAGCCTCATTTGTGGATCCTGATTATGTCTATCTCAATTTAGTCTCATCGGTGTCGATTGACACTGCCGCGACCACGCAATCGGTCCCCACGATTCTGGCGGCGGTCAGAACGGCAATCACGACGTACCTGGAGACGATCAATCGCTTTGGATCGATCTTTGTGCATTCCAAACTACAAAAGGCGATTGATGCCGTCTCCACCGCGATTCGTGGATCATCCACCCTGGTTCGCCTACAGAAACGCTTTACCCCGGTCCTGAGCACCTCAAAAAACTATACGATTGACTTTGGATTTGCGTTGCATCGTGGGGGTCCAGCCAATCGCATGGAATCAACAGGTCTCTATGTCTTAGATGCCACAGGCGTGCAACGTCTCTGCTTCTTGGGTGAAGTGGCAAATTCCTTTACGGGCGTGGATGAACTGCTCATTACCAATCCTGGATTCAGTTATGTGGAGGCCCCGACCATTACCATTACGGGTGATGGCACCGGCGCCACTGCGACCGTGACACTGCTCAATGGGCAAATCGCTGGCGTCGCGCTCGTCTCGCGGGGCACGGGATACACGCGTGCGACCGTGGCCGTCTCGGGCGGCGGGGGCGCTGGCGCCGTGCTGTCTCCAGTCGTGGCAACCCGTTATGGGACGCTCGATTTGTTCTACTATAATTCTCTCGGAGAAAAAGTTACGCTGACGGCGAGCATCGGCACCGTCAACTATGAGACGGGTCGAGTGACCCTGACCAATCTGAAACCCGTCAGCACCGACACGACCGACTCAACGATTCGACTCTCGTTTGAGAGCGCCTCGATCTTAACCGCGACCAAAAATCAGATTTTTCAATTAGATGCGACCGATACCTCATCCTTAGTCGTGGAGCAATACTAATCCATGTCATTGCCGCTTCCTCTCTCCACTCTTGTGCAAAATCAGTTGCCCGATTTTGTGCGGTCGCAATACCCCACCTTTGTGGCCTTTCTGGAAGCGTACTATGCCTATCTGGAACAGACGAACAAGGGAACGGACTTTGCGCGCAATCTCTTGTCCTATCGGGATTTGGATCAGACGCTCACTGAATTTGAAGAATACTTTCAAAAGCAATTTCTTGCCAACATTCCTCGCACGGCGCTGACGAATCAGAAAACCCTTCTGAAGCATGCTAAGGAATTCTATCGGACCCGAGGCACAGCGCAGTCCTTTGAGTTCTTCTTTCGGGCCGTCTATGGCGATACGGCGACACTGGTCTATCCCAAAGACTTCATTCTGCGCACGTCCGATGGTCATTATGTTCGAAACAAGGCGCTCCGACTCTTTCAGGAATTCTCCATCAGCACCACGGCCGCTGGAGTCGCGACTGACTATACGCTCTTTGAGATGATCACAGATGCCACGAAACTGACCGCCTACCTGAATGGCACGCTGGTCACCAATTATACCATTTCTCCCAATGAGAAGAAGATCACCTTTGCGGCTGCGCCCACGGGCACACTCAAGTTGGTCTATACCTCGCAAAGTCTGATTGAACGCATCTCAGAGAAAACGGCAATTCTGTCTCTCACGGGAGACACCTCTGGGGCCACGGCCGTCACCGAAGATGCCAATGAAATTGTCCTGGGCGCCACGCGCACCTGGGAATTGACGATGACGATGACCAATACTCGCACATTCGCGCAGGGAGAAACGATCACGGCCGTCGTCTCGGGAACGGGAGAGATTCTGCACTTTACCACGGAATCACTCGTCGAGTCCATTGCCGTGACGGATGGTGGGGCCAGTTATAATGTGGGAGACACCGTGATCGTCACTGGCGGATCTCCACTGATCCCAGCGACGGCCGTCATTGATCAAGTCTATCTAGCGTTGATTGAATCGCTTATCATGACCAATGGAGGCGCGGGCTTTCAAGAAGTTCGCCCCATTGTCATTGATTCTGTGCCTAACACTGGCTTTACGGGTGTAGTCTCCACGGTAGACACGTCTGGCAATACACATGCCAATACCATCACGCTGAATCAAGATCTCATTATTCACTATGCCAATGTCCTGATCTCCAACGCGAACTATGGCATGGCCTCATCCATTTCAGAAAATGTCAATACGACGATTGCAGATGCGCTGGTCTCAGGCACCGTCTCGGGATTGGGCCCGATTACGGCCATGACACTCTTGACGGCCACCACTCAATTTCTCACGCT